CACACGATATAACTGCAACTGATGGGTGTCGGTATCCTCAATGTAAAACTCGACAACACCCTGCGCTGGAGATGCCTCCAGGTCCCATTGGCTTTTGTTCCGATCCATCCATTGCGTGGTGCGCTTACCAACGAGGAACTCGTCGCCGTTTGAATCAACAAACTTCATACGCCTGATAGCGAGAATCTTGGGGCTGAGTGCATAGACACCTGTGCCAGCAGCTACGGTTATCTGCGTAATCGCTGGTTTGGTGTCTTGATCGAGAATGGGCTGACGAAAACAGAACTCATTAGCAGCCTGGTTCGCGTAGCGAGTGATCTCCTGATTCTTCCACAGGAGACCCTCATCATCATTTTTCCAGTTAACGCTGGTGACTGTATCCCCAGGTAGATCATCAACGTCCTGCCTGAAAAGTGTTGCCAACTCCTCAAGCGTAAGAGGTAGCTTTATATCCTGGGCACTAGCCATGTGGTTTCACCTACTCGTCTTCGGAGTCCTCTACAGGGTCCTCTTCTTCTCGTGCTGCTATTTCGTCATCGATCGCTTCAAGCAAAGTAGATCTTGCCTGACCAGCACGCTCCATTACCGAAAGTTGCGCCAGCGCGTTGTCAGTTAAGCCACCAAGCTGATCCTTCGCTTCACTCACCTTCATACCGACAATGGTTTCGCACATCTGCATTTCGATGTCGAGATCTTCTTCTTCCTGGAGCAGATCTTCCTCGCTCGGTTCGTCAGGAATTTCCTCAAGCACTGGTTCCGGTAGCACCACATCAACCATTGGTTCGCCGTACTCGGTGTACTCCTTGATTGACAACAGACGAGCGAGATGCGCCTCGTCTTTAACCTCGCAGACGTGAGCAGCCTCATCACCGTCTGTAAGTTTCGGTTGTGGATGAAACTTGTACACCACACCAGGAAAACTGATTTCTGATCCGACACCATTTCTGGTACGTCTGATATGCAATTCAATGAGCATTGTCTATCTCCCCAAGTTATAAAACAGTGGGGGCAGTTACGCCCCCACCAAACCACAATCCAACCATCCGAAGAGGAGGCTAGTTTTCAAACTGCGCGCCGAGTTCTGGTCGCGACACGAGAGTTGCTGCAATACCACCAGCTTGCGCAGTTGTTGCAGCAGTTTCCATGCCCACAACGATAAATCTGTCGTAATTCACTGCTGGGAACTCAAACATGGCCTGTGTTTCGTAGCGAGTTGAACCAGCAGCTTGAGTAATAGTCGCTGCGGCTGCGATCAGCGTCAAGTCAGTCGTATCCGCAGGATCTTGCACGGTGTCTTCAACACCAATGTCAATCGCATGAGCCGTAACCGCATCGAGATCGTCATGCTCAATCAACAGCGACACGAAGCGATGCTGCGCTGGCAGCTTGACCAACCGGATAAGCAGAGTCGTGTCATCAACTTCCACGGCAGTCAACTCGTAATTCCCGCGTTGCGTCGTAGACTGTCCAGCTTGTGCCGATGCGACTGCCGGTCCAGCGTTTGAACCCATTACAGTTGTTACTGTGCCCATGTCAGCTTCCTATTAGTTTTCGAATTGCGCGCCGAGTTCCGGTCGCGACACGAGAGTTGCTGCAATGCCACCAGCCGCACCGGTTCCAGCAGCAGTAGTGATGTCGATCGTGATGAACCGATCGTAATTCACTACCGCAAGTTCCAGCATAGCCTGTGTTTCGTAGCGAGCCACTGCAGCTGCCTGCATGGTCACACCAGTAGCAACTAACGTCGCGTCAGTCGTATCCGCAGGATCTTGCACAGTGTCTTCAAGACCAATGTCAACCACAAGACCAGCAGCATCATCGAGATCGTCATTTTCCACGACGAGCGATACCATGCGATGCTGCGCTGGCAGCTTCACCAGGCGGATCAACAGTGTGTCGTCCTCCGCTTGTGCTGCGAGCAACTCGTAGTTACCACGTTGGGTTACCGTCTGACCAGCTTGGGCAGATGCAATCGAAGGACCCGCATTGGAACCCATTACAGAAGCTACAGTTGGCATAATCTTTCCTCTTAAATATTAGGCAATATCGTTTCCGTTCGACTTATCCTTAACCTGGATCAGCCGAGTAGGTATCCAGCGCGATAACACCAAAGTCTTTTGCGGTGCCTTCAATTGTGAACCTGGTCTTCTTCAGGCCAAAGATTGACGACGTGCTGATAACCAACTGGTTACCGTTGTCTCGTGTCTCTTCGTGCCAGTTGAAACGCAAACCAGTACCAGGAGACCCGAACGCGACGACAGCAGCCTGCGAGCCAAGGAACAATGCGCGAGCAGCAGGTTGATCTGAACCAGCACCGGCATCAGTGAATCGAATCACGCCCTTATGCGAGTGCAACACAACGGTGTTGTGCATACCCAACCCACCCTTGAAGATGGGCGACTTGCGTCCCTCCGCAGCAGCAGCGGCTTTTTGGATTTCGAGCCAGTTCGCCGCACCGGTAGCGGTCCTCATGTCATACGCCTGCCATGGAGACATCAGCAGCACGAAATGCTCCTCGCCATCAACCATGATCGGTTGAATCTGCGGAGTACCTTGTGTGCCACCACCCATCATCACGGCTTTGGTGATGGCGCGATCGACTTCGGTCGTTGTGATTTGATCGTCGTTCGAGATCGTTGCGAAAGTAGTTGCGTCACCACCGTACATAACGTGTTCGGCATCGGGCGCAACAAGCGAGTTGTTACTGAAACCCGCATACGACGTTGGGAAAATGTATTCTGTGTTCGCGCCTCGATCACCAGAGATATACATGAAGAACAGTTCGTCGAAAATTCGACCCCACCATTCAGCCTGTCTTGCCCTTGCGACCTTGCGCAAGTCATGGATGGTTCTCTTGCGAGTCATCCGACCACCGGAGTTAACACCTCCACGCATCTGATCGATGTAGACGTTGTCAGTGTAGAACTTCAGATCCTCTTCAGTTCCTTCCTGAACATCGTCGCCTTCAATCGGTTGCTGGCGAAGCTGCATAGAGAGATCGAAGGTGATCTGTTCACCAGCGTCTGACTCTAGTTGGGGGAGCATCTGAATGGGCATGTTTGAATCTGGACCTACACCCATGAACTTCTTGTTGAAATACGATACTCGTGCGGTATCGACAGCAAGGAATGCGGAAAACCTCTTTACTGCCTTCGGGTCGTTGAGACCGATAATGGTTTGCGCCATGGTGACAAAACCTCCAACTTTGGTTGGTAAGTCGTCACTCCTGCGACGATCAAAAAATAAATAGAGCCACTACCCTATTTAGCCGACTATAACACCATCAGGGGGGAGCAATTCAACTCGCACTTCCTCTGGGGCGTCTATTGCAAGACGAGCATACTTATTTCCACGCTTGTAAATTAACTGAACCACGACCTTTTTACTGTCATCTCCATTGGTGATCTTCAGCTTGTGATTGGTAAACAAATCAACACTCAAGCGGCTTCCAACCTCAAGGTCGTGGAACAGTGGCATTACTCAAAACTCTCTGGAGTTGAGATATTCATCTGCTTTCGCTTTCGGCAATTTTGCTAATTCTGCCTCAAGTTCCATCCCGTCCATTTTGTCCAATTGCGCGAACGGGTCATCTTTCTCTTCGATAATCGCAGCCTCAGGTAATGTAGCAAGTGTCTTCGGTGGTGGTTTCTGCGGCTTCTCCTCGTGCTCTTTTTCGATTTGCGCGGTCCTGGTAGCCTCCTCACTTTCAGCCCCTTCTTCAACAGGGACTTTCTTCACGTCCATATTGAACGCCTCGCGAACACCTTCAGCAGCTTTACGCAAGAACCATCGATATGGTTTACCTTGATTTTCTTCGTCAGCGTACAACTCTTCCAAGGCACCACGTAGCGCACCATAAACAACCGGTTTCTTGAACTCATCGTTCTCTTCGATGAAACGTTCGACTTCCCAGTTCCAATGTTGATCAGAGATAAGTTCGTTGTTGCCCTTAACGAATTCAACCTCTCGCTTTTGCGCCGTCAACTCTGCGAGATTTGTAGTCAACTTCCGGTTTTCTTTAGCGTGCGCGGCGTAATCGATCTCACCTTCGGCTAATTGATTATCGAGAGTTTCAATTGCTTCATTGGTGGATGTTAACTGCTCCTCCAAATCATCCGGTATTCCCCGCGCCTGCAACTGTGCACGAAACGAGTCAACTGCCACTGGTGGTGCAGACACGTTGTCATCAACTTTCTCCGGGTCTTTCTCCGGGTCTTTCTCCGGGTCTTTTTCGGGATCTTTTTCGGGATCTTTCTCCGGGTCTTTTTCGGGATCTTTTTCGGGATCTTTCTCCGGGTCCTTGTCAGGATCTTTCTCCGGGTCCTTTTCCGGGTCTTTTTCGGGATCTTTTTTTGGGTCGGCAACGACACCCGCTTTGTCTTTATCGGTCACCTGGGGAGGATCTACCGCATCCGACTCCGCAGAGGCATCGTTGCCGTCTGTTTCGCTTTCCTCAAGTGCAGCCCTTTCCTCGTCGGATAAACCTGCTGCGGCCATTGCATCATCTTTTTCTACGTGCTTCGTCATTTCGTCACTCCTGCGACTACTGTCTTTAATTAAACGCCACCGTCATCCGGTGGTCGTGCTGTTTCGAACGGCACTATTGAGCCACTGGTATTAGGATCAATAACTCCACTCTCTTCTTTGAAACTGGCAAACAATTCATCAACGGCTGCTGCAAGCTGCGGGTTGGCTGCTAACGCCTCGGCAATCTCAGATGCAGTCTTCATTGCGCTGGCTTCCGCCACAGCTGCATCAGATGTCGTTTTCGCCGCCCTGGTTGTCTTGGTTGAAATGTCGGCTTCCAGATCACGCTTTTCACGATCCGCATCTTCTTCTTTTTGAGCATCACGTTGCTTACGTAACTCATCGGCATTCGGTGCGTCTGGATCAATCTGTCCATTCAGTTCACGGATGCGTCGAACCATTTCATCGCGGTTCGGATAATCGCTGAGATCTAACACCATATCAAGTAGCGCAAGCTGGACCTCAGGATCAAGCTGACCCATCAGATTCATCATGGACTCGAACATGGCGAGCCTGACGGTCTCATTGAACGTCTTGGTATCGACAATAAAGTCTGCCTTGGTCTTGGTAATATCATTCTCGATCTCAAGCGCACCATCAGCATCCTGACCCGGCATGTTGATGTTCATGAACTCTTGAGATCCGCGATCGTTCGTTATACGAATGACCTTCGGCTCAGAATAATATTGCTCAATCAAAGACAGCTTCTTCTCGCCGTGCAGCTGTATGGCAAAACGCAAGTTATCAAAAAGATCGGCAGTGACAACACTGCCCTGAGTTTGTCGGAGACCAATAGCTGTACCTGATGTTGCGTTAGTGACCTCGCCGCGATTTTCTTCAGTTACTCCAGACGCACCTTCAAGGAACTGCATGTCCTGGATCATCAGTGCGACATGCTCTTTTGCTAACGCCGTATCATTTTTAATTTCAAAATCGGAACCTCGCACCTTCTTGATGATACCGTCTGGTCTGGCAACCTGCTCCTCTGTCTCATCCCAATCTTCAACCGCGTCTTCGTCGGCAATGACTCGATTAGTAGATAAAATGTGAAGTGCTTTTGAACGACGCTTGTTCAGATCTTCCTGAGGATCTCGCATGTTGCGAATGGTGCCGTAAGGTTGGTTGTCTCTGTCCCTTCTGAAAGCCCATATCGGCGTAAACGGAAACTTCTCGTGCAGATACGGTGACTCAACATCCTGCAACATTCCCTTGTTGGTGAATATTGCGCACCGCACCTTCATTTTAACTGCGTCATAAACAGAGGCATGACCATCGCTGATCAGTGAGTCAATACTTGGTTTTCTC